CGCGATACATGGCCCATTGTTCGGTGCTGGTTTGTTCGATGCAGTTCATGCGGCCTCCGTCTTGAGCCACGACGGCGCCAACACGGCAGCATTCGCGGCATAGGTGTTTGTAGTGCGCGTCTGGCCCGTGGCTTCTGCCATGACCTGCGCGCGCGTTTCTGCGGCCAATGCATCGGCCATTTCGTCAGCGTCGGCTGACTTCCGTTTGATATTCGCAACCACGGCACCCTCCAGCTCAGAGCTGAAAATGTGCACGTGAACCTCGCGCAGCTGCCCGAATCGCCAGCAGCGGCGAACGGCTTGGTAGAAAGCCTCGAATGAGTCCGTCACGCCGACAAATGCGATCCGGGCGCAGGATTGGAAATTGCAGCCCCATCCGGCGATGCTCGGTTTGCTCACCAAAGCGCGGATCTGGCCATCTGCGAACGCCAGCAGTGAGCGTTCTTTGTGATCGGAGTCGTCCGCACCCTTGACTTCAACGGCGCCAGCGATTGCCTTTGTCAACATCGCGGATTCGTCGTTCAGATCGCACCAGACCAACCACTGCTCGGAATCGGAATTCACCAGCGCGGCACACTCAGAAACCCGCTGATCGATGCTTACGCGCCTTGCTGTGCGCCTTTCGCTCAACGTCTGGGCTTCCATCGCGAACAACTGCCCGATGCGCTCTGCGGCATCCGCTGGCGCTGCAATCACATGCTGATGCGTAATCAGGGGCGGCAGGATGTAGCGGGCATCGTCAAACCCCAGATCAGACGGCTTGCGGACCAATGCGGCCCACGTTGCAACCCATTTCCAGAATTGCGCCCGAGCGTGCCCCTTGAGTCTCCAAGTCTGGGTTTCGCCGCCGTCGTGCACGAAATACTCGGACAGCATTTCTTGGCGAGTGCAGACGCCCAGGAATTCCGCGTGCGTCCCTAGTTCGGTCCAGTCATTCGGCGCTGGCGTTGCAGTGGCAGCCAGTCGAAACGAGCAATGGGCAAATGCCGCGCACAATGCGTTGAACGTCGAGCTGCCGTGATGCTTGATGCAGCTCGATTCGTCCAGCACGACACCGCCGAACATGCCGGCATCGAACAGATGCAGCCGGTCGTAGTTCGTGATGTAGATGCCGGGGCCGGTGATTTCAGATCCTGACCGCACATGGCGCACGATCACGCCAATCTTTGCGGCCTCGCGAACTGTCTGGGCCGCCACCGCCAGTGGTGCCAGCATCAGCACATAGTCAACGACTGCATTCACCCTGGATGCCCATGTGGCCTCCATCCGAGACTTGCCCAGGCCGGTATCTGCAAACAACGCAGCCCGACCACGACGCAGGCACCACGACGCCAAATGCTGCTGAAAATCAAACAGACCATCGGGCAGATTGATTGCGCCAATGATTCCGGTCGGCGCCATCGTGGTCAGTTTGCGAGTTACAAAGTCGGTGTAGTTCACGATTCGGCCTCCACAGACTCGCCAGCAAGCGCGAAGTAGTTCGACCCATCCACGTAATCGTCACGCTTCCCGGTCGGCGTAGTCCACGCGCGTACCATTTTCAGGCAGACCATGAAAAAGTGACCGTCGCGTTCGTCCAGTTTGTGCCCACTGCCCGCGTTGAACATTGCGACGCATCGGCGCATTGATCGCTCACCGTCCGGCTTGTCTCTATCGGCGGCGCGATCTGAAAGTGTTTTCAGGCCTTCTTGCAAAATCGATTCGGCGCTCATGCGGCGGCCCTCATTGCGTTAATAGTTCGGCGCTCGTCCCAGTGCTGCAGATCACTCAGAACCTGCTCGACTGTGGGACTGCGATAAATCCCGATCGTGTGCGGCGTGCTCAACGGTGGCGGGCAGTTGCGCTTTTGGGCAAACAGCCGCGGCAACTCGTCAACGATTTCGAGGCGGATCAGAAGGCCGGCGCGGCATTGGCGTGCTGTCATTGTTGACCATTCGCGGAACTGTTTGGCGATTCGGGATGACTCAGCCAGCGGAGCATTCAACTTGACCCGCTCAAGCTGCCATTGCCGCTGGCCCGACTGCTTGATTTTCATCTTCGATGCGTGTGACTGGATTGCGTAGAATGACCGTCCTGGCAATTTGCACGCATTAGGACCGCCGCGTGGGTAGTTGGCCCGAATGATTTGCTCTTCTTCGTAGGTCCAAGGCTTCCATGTCACGCGCACGCTCAACTCACTCGCAGGACTGGCGTCGCCAAGCGATTCATCCAGTCTTCGATTGAGCTCCTCGCGATGCGCATTGCCGCACTGAGGAGAGCAGCACAAAACAACTCCGCGCTTTACGGACGCCCTGACGTCAGAAGCGCGATGCACTGCGGACTGATCGCACACCGGGCAGATCACAGATTTTGTTTTTTCTGCCTTTGGTTTCGGCGGGGCCTTTTGGCGCGAGACTTTGGGCGACCTTTGCTTTTTCATTCCAAGCCTATGCGCGGCCATATCTATCGCGTGGGCGCTCCGGTTCTGCAGCAATGGACGCAGGACATTAGTCGGCGTGGTTTCCCACTGAGTGAGCAGGATTTCTTTTTCTGCGGCGGTCATTTTCATGGCCGCACCCACCGCGGAATCTGCCCAGCATCAGCGCACGGCCGGCAAATCAGGATTGACCCGGGCTGGCCGCTGAGTGAGCGGTAGCAGGAGCTGCAGAATTGGAGCGGGGTGGAGTCGGCAGACGGCAGCGCGTCATCGCCGGGCTTGATGCAGCTCTCGGGCCATGTGCCGATCATTGCCGCATAGGCGCGCTGGACATCGAGCGAGCCGAAATAGAGCGCGTTGCCGATGCCGATGGCCATTGCGTTCGGGTCGCAGCTCCACGGGTGGCCAGCGCTCATGCGGCCCTCGCTGTAGATGCCGGATACGTCCCCGGGCAAAGCTGCTCCCGAGTAATCAGCCCACCAGTATCGGCATGGACCGCTCGCGCAACCGCCGGACTGATAGCCCGATCCCCGCGCAGGATTGCCCGCACCGTGACCGGCTTGATGATCGCAAGCGCAACAGCAGCCGCTTTCGGGCCGCCCTTGGCTTGCACGTACCGCGTGAAATGTTCGAGTGGTGTGTTCATGTCGGCAACGCTAGCGCATGTTTCGCGCAGATGCAACGGTCTGTAGCGCGACGCTCGCGCAGGTCGGCATATTTACGTCAATCTGCGTGTTGGCTATTGCAAAGTGCGTGACACGGTGTAGCATGTGGGTCATCGCCGCATGGTGCGGCCGAGAGGGGTGAGATGCAAGCACACGAGTTCATGCAGGCGATCGTCGCCGCATATCCGCAGGCCGCCGGCGAGGTTCGGCACGGCGATTTCGACAACGCGGTCGACAACTGGGGTGCCGGCGTGGATAGCCCGGTCGTCTGGCAGTCGTTCCCGGATGCGGAAGGCGCGCACGTTCAAGTCAGCATGACCAGCAACGGCAAATGCACCGTTGAGCATTTCGATGCTGACTGGAATCCGATTCAGCGCCGGCGGTGCCGCATGAGCGGCCCAACTCCAGGCGGTGCCGCATGATCCAGCCCACCACCCTCACCGCAGCCCTCACCCTGCTCGCCCAGCACAACGAATGGCGGCGCGGAGTCTCTGACGATCTGCAGCCGACTGATGCCCGCGAACTGGGCGCCGCGATTGAGCTGGTTTGCGAGGTTGTGCCGGGACTGCTGGCGGCGCTGGAGCAAATCGAACAAGTGCCCGGCAACCTGTCAGACGCAGCCCTCGAAACCCGCACCGGCGCAAACGACGCCGTTGCTCGCGGAATCAAAGTTACGACCATGCGCGCCATTGCCCGCGCCGCCAGAGCAAAAGCCGGCGGTGCCGCGTGACAGCCCGCTCAATCCGCCGCAATACCCAGATCCAGTGCAAGCGAGCCTGCCTCGCGACGGTGGTCAATGCCATGGTGCTCGTCATGTTCCTGATTGAGTCCATCAAGGACTACTTGTGATTAGCCGGCAATTGCTCGGTAATGACAGGGCGGAGGCAGCGGACATCATTCGTCGCAACCACTACACCCGGAGCGTGCCGAGCGGGAAAAGTCACTACGTCCAGTTCGGAGACGCGATAGTGGTGTGGTCGATTCCGGCAAACAAGAACATTGCGCGGTTTCTGCTTGGCTGGGGCGGCAACGTCTGGGAATTGTCTCGACTCTGGGCACCAGACGGGCACGAACCGAACTTGCTCACGCAAGCCATAAGCGCAGCCGTCAAGTTAATTGTAAAGCTTGAGAGGCCAGACGCACTGGTGAGTTATGCCGATCCAAACGCGGGGCACAAGGGCGGCGTGTATCGGGCGGCGTCGTGGATTCACCACGGCAAAAGCGAAGAGGTAAGGAGCTATCGGGCACCAGGCGGCGCAACCGTGGCACGTAGGGCTTTCCATTCCGGTCGAAATGGCTTGAGAAAGGCTGAAATTGAAGCCCTCGGCTACACGGAAGAAAAGCTGCCGGGCAAAGAGCGGTTTGTTCGGCCTATATCCAAGCGGGCGGCGCGAGCGCTTGCTTTCAACGAGCGAGTGACTAAAGGAGTCAAGAAATGATCATCAAACTGTGCGTGTGGCTCGCGTCATTCCGCAAGCCGAGTTTGCCGCCCGAACGCAGCGGAGAGGCCCGAGTGTTGGCACGCGTCGGTTACGCCTGCAACGCCAACCAGCTGAGCGTGGCCCAGGCGCAACAAGTGAGCCAGTTGTTCAAGCACGTACTGGCCCGGCATCGCAATGAACCGGACGGGATGCATCTGGCTGAGCGGGCCGCGGTGGACTATGCCGCGGTTATTGGGCGGCCGCGGAATTCGGTATTGAAGAGGGTGGCTTGATTATGGCCAGTCAATCGCTTGAATTCACTGGAGACGGCGTTGTTTTTTCTGCGACAAGACAGGCTGAGGCATGGCTTACCGCCGCCGGCTACTCGTACGGACGAATGCAGGGACATGACCCACGCGGAATTCTCAAGGGCCGGGAATGGGACATTCAGAAGTGGCGCAACCTCGGGCCAAAAGAACGCAGCGCGCTGGACGGAATGATGACCGGCGATCCGCGGAATGGTCCGGTTTTTGTGACGATCAAGGGGAATTACGATGAACTCGCGGGATTCTGGGGAGTGGACGAGGCTCATACCATTGGTGGCCCGGTTCAGGTCAAAGAGTTGCACAAAGACGGTTTTGAAATTCATGAGGTGGTCGTATGAAAATCGTGAGCTTGGTCGCCGAGAACATCAAGAAACTTCGCGCCGTGGAAATCACGCCAGCGGGTGCCCTGGTGCAAATCACGGGCGCAAATGGCGCCGGCAAATCGTCGGTTCTGGATTCAATCTGGTACTGCCTGGCCGGGACAAAGGATATTCCGAAGCAACCCGTTCGGGCTGGCGAAGAGAAAGCATTCGTCAAACTGGACCTCGGCGAAATCATCGTCACGCGGCGATTCACTGCGGCTGGCGGAACCGCGCTTTATGTCGAGGCCGCAGACGGCGCGCGTTACCCGACCCCACAGGCAATGCTTGACAAGCTGCTCGGCTCGCTGACATTCGACCCGCTGGCGTTCTCCCGCATGGACCCGCGCCGGCAGCTCGAACAGCTGCGCACGCTGGTGAAACTGGACGTCGACATTGACGCCCTGGACGCCGCGAATCAGCAGGACTACACCGCGCGCACCGAGGTGAACCGGTCGGCAAAGTCGCTGCGCGCCCAGGCTGCGGCGATCGTCGTGGCAGATGGCACGCCGCCCGAGCCGATCGACACCGGCGCGCTTCTGCAGCGCATGGAAACAGCCAGCGAACACAACGCGGACATTGAGCGGCGGAAGGCCCGGCGGCTTGCTGTGGCGCAGGAAGCGGCCACGCTGCGCGCAGTGGCGGAGTCCGATCAGAAGACGGCAGAGGAACACCGAGCGGAAGCCGCCCGACTGTTGACGCAGGCCGAAAAAATCGAGACCGATGCGCGCGAAGCAAGCGACAAGGCCGACGCACTGCAGGCCAAACTCGACAGCGCGCCGCCCCTACCCGAGCCGGTCGACGTCGCCAGCGTGCGCGCGGAAATCGAGGCCGCGCAGCATGCCAATGCCGCGATTGCCAGCCGTGGCCGGCGCGCCGACATCGAAGCGCAAGCGCTGGCCGCCGAGCAACGATCACAGGCCCTGACCGACGCAATGGACAAGCGCGCAGCCGATCGCGCGGCGGCGATTGCCGGGGCCGCGATGCCGATCGATGGGCTCTCATTCGGCGCCGGCGAGGTTCTGTATCGCGAACTGCCCTTTGCCCAGGCGAGCAGCGCAGAACAACTGCGCGTGTCCGTGGCGATTGCCATGGCCGCGAATCCGACCCTGCGCGTGCTGCGGATCAAGGACGGCTCGCTACTGGACGAAAACGGGCTCCAGATGCTGGCCAACATGGCGAGCGCGGCAGATTTTCAGATCTGGATTGAGCAGGTCGACACGACCGGCAAAGTCGGTGTGGTCATGGAAGACGGTCAGGTGCGCCAATGAATCCGGGCGTCTACCCAGGCATTCCGGCGGCCGAGTACCACGCGATGCGCGACATCGTGAGCAAGTCGCACCTTGACCGGATCGCGCGCAGCCCGATGCATTACCAGCATTACATGACTGAGCCGTTCAAACAGACGGACGCCATGCTTGTTGGATCGGCGCTGCATTGCCTGGTGCTTGAGCCTCATTTGTTCGATGCCGAATATATTGCCATTCCGGAAGATGCGCCGACAAAGCCGAATATCCGACAGATCAACGCAAAGAACCCGAGCGCGGAAACTGTTCAGGCTATTCGCTATTGGGATCAGCTGCGCGGTTCTGGCAAGGTAATACTGACTGCCGAACAGTTGCGCCGCGTTCAAGGAATGGCTGCGGCAGTCAGTGCCCACCCGCTCGCTTCAAGCGTGCTGGTCGGACAACGTGAACTCACAATCGTATTCGATGAGCCCGCAACCGGAGTGCGCTGCAAGGCGCGGCTTGATGACTGGAACCAAGAGCTCCGCATTATCGCCGACCTGAAGTCGACGGTTGACGCAAGCCCGTCTGCGCTGGCGCGTAGTTGCGACAACTACCGCTACCACGTTCAAGCCGCGCTCTATCTCACTGCAGCAATGTGCGCCGGGCTTGCACCTGATCTGTTTGTGTTCGTTGCGGTCGAATCAGAGCCGCCCCATGCCGTTACCGTTTTCGAACTGGACAAGCCGGCCATATTGAAAGGCCAATCGTTATACGAGCGCGACCTGAGAACGCTCAAGCAATGCCGCGCTTCCGGGCATTGGCCCTCATATTCAAGTGACCCGATCACCCTTTCCCTGCCCGCCTGGAGTAAGGCCGCATGAATCAGCAACTCGCCACCACGAACGGAAATACCCCGAATCACTCCGCCATGCTCGGCCATATTGCCAAGCACGAAACCAGCTCGGTAGCCGTTGCGGCCCAGGCAAAAGCCCTGGTCGAGGCGCGCTATGTGATGGCAATGCAGCGCCCTCGCGATATGGACTCTGTGCGGCAACAGATGATCAAAGAATGCAAGCGGCCGGGCTTTGCGGAAGTCGCACGCTACGTCAAGCCCATTGGCAAGGACAAGAACAAATGGCCGGCCGGTCCGTCCATTCGGTTTGCGGAAGCCGCTATCCGCATCATGCGCAATATCACCGTTGAAGACATTGTTGTGTACGACGATCGCGAAAAGCGGATTGTCCGGGTGATGGTCACCGACCTTGAGGCGAATGTTCCGTACTCGCGCGACATCACCGTTGCGAAAACTATTGAGCGGCGGAATGCAAAGCCGGGTGATGTGGTGGTCAGCACTCGCACCAATAGTTACGGCGACACGGTGTTCATTCTGGAGGCCACTGACGAGGACATCGAGAACAAACAGGCCGCGATGGTGAGCAAGGTGCTCCGCACGCTTGGCCTTCGGCTGGTCCCGGGCGATCTGGTCGAGGAATGCATGACCCAGGTTCTGGACACGCAGAAGCGTTCAGACGCCACGGACCCGGACGCCGCAAAGCGCAAGCTGCTGGACTCGTTCGCCGGAATCGGCGTTACGGCCGGCCAGATCAAGGAATATCTCGGCCATGCTGGCGAAACGCTCACGCCAATTGAATTGACCGAGCTGCGCAGCCTGTTTGCCGCCATTCGCGATGGTGAGTCGACATGGCGCGACGCAATGGACAGCAAGAACGGCGACGGCGAAGGCGAGAAGCCCGCATCCAGTTTGTCGGAAAAGCTGAAGGGCAAGGCTGCGGCGAATGAGCCGAAGCAGGAACAGAAGCCGGCGACAACCGAAACCGATAGCGATCTGTAAGTGCATGGACGCACTCAAGGGCGAAATGCGGGTGCCGGGTGTTGTTGCCCGGAATGAGCAGGTTGTTGCAACTAAGAAACGGGCGGCTTGATATGAGCGAATTACACAACCCGTGGCGCCAGTTCATCGAGAACTGTATCAGCGGAGACAACTATTTCCGGGCGAGCGAGTATCGCCAGCTACTCGACCAGATTGACGGGTGGATTTCTGAGGCCGCCACCCTGCGCGCCCAGGTCGCTGCGCTTAAGGCTGATGTTTTGTCGGCTCGCGCAGATGGCCGAAGCGAGGCGGTCGCGATGTTGCTGCAGATGAGCGCTGAAAACGCGCTTGAAGATTGCATCAGCGGCAGCCAGGACCAAAGCGGCGAATGGTACGCATCTTGGAAAGATGAAGAATTGCACGCCAAATTCAGAACCAGCGACAAGGCATGGTCACTGATTCTTGATGCATGGGCAGACGATGCGGACAGGGGCTTCCGACTTCTTGAGCTGCAAGAGAAGGTCGCCGAATTGACGGCTGAGCGGGACGCCGCGCTTGCTCAAGTCACCGAACTGACAAAATCCCTTTCGTACTATCGCGCCGGCCTGCGCCAAGAGATTCCGGAGTATTTCCCGGAAATGCGGGAGTTGTTGGAGTTGGCGGCGCTGGCTTTGGGGCTCACGGTGATTCACCCAGAAGAAACAAAGCGGGGTGAATGCATTGCGCTTCGATGCAGCGACCAATTGACCAAAGACCCCGCCTCGCAATTCGAGTATCACTGGCGGCCCCACACCGACGACGGCGATTCGCGCCGCCTGCAGGTTGCGCTGGGGATTGAGTGCGGCCCAAGCCTTGTTTCCAAAACGCCAGAGTGGTGGGCTTACCAGTCCGGCGTAATCGGAAAAGGTGATGTGACTGAAGAATTAGTTGAAGTCACCAATGGTGACTCACCAGCAGCAGCCCGCCTCGCAGTCCTCAAAGTAGCCGCCGAAATAGGCCGGCGCATGAAGAAGGGGAATGGTGATGCCTGAGCGACCAATCCTCTACAGCGCCCCGATGATCCGCGCGAAACTGGCGGGGATTAAGACGCAGACGAGACGCATGGTGAGGCCGCAGCCCGACACGATTCACGACGGCGAACCCTATTGGTTTGTCGGGGGCTATCGCGCGTGGGAGCACCGAGGCGTTACCGACATTCTGCGCATGGGCACGGTTAATCCGCTGGTGTGCCCATACGGCAAGCCCGGCGACAAACTCTGGGCGCGCGAAACGTGGCGGACCGCGATCAGCCTGGACGACAAATCGCCATTGCAAATCGGGGCTGTTCGGTCTGGGTGACCATTTTCCCGAAGCCGGGAGAATGGTTGGTCGCTGGTCAGCGGATCGAAGAACGCAGTGGCGCGCTATATCTGGGCTGCGTGGCGCTGACTAGCGACTTACTGCGCGCTGATCTTCGAGCCATTGACGCACTGCCAGCCGCGCTTGCCCTGCAGCACATACAAGCCGGTCTTGGTCGCCTTGACCATGTTGCAGGTCTTGGCGTTGATCTTGATCGAGTAGAGCGCGTTGCTGATGTAGACCGTGCGGCCAGCGTTTGCGCAGGTCACGATGAAAGCCAGCGCGCGCTTGTGAGACTGCCAGGACAAGAAGCGATTAGCGACCATCTGTGAGTTGTTCATCGTCCCGCCCGTTGCCCTTGGTGTGACTCAATAATGCTCCGCTACAAGTGCGGAGTCAAGCGCCAGACTTATGACAAAAGGCGATATAGATGGGTGTTGACTACGCTACAGTGGCGGAGTATAGTCAGCTCACACCAAACGAAACGGGGAACAAAATGAACGCATACGCCACTATCGAATTCCTCACCAACACCACCACCAACAATGGCCGCAAGGTCCGGCAGGCCATGGTGGAACTCTCCACCCAAGCCGGCCAATGGCTGGGCTCCTTTCTCGTGTTCGGTTTCAACACCGAACAACTCAAGGAATCCGCTTACATGCAGGCGGATTCCAATGCAACCCACAAGGGCTACACCCTTCAGTCTCTTCGTGAGGCCGCGTGAGCGGCTACCCGGCGGTAAATGCCCAGCGCGCCCTGGTGCGTCGGCTGGGCGGTCGCTGCATCCAGATCGGCAGCGGAATCCTCGCGCGTAACGGAGAAGCGCACGCCGACTGCTCAACGTGCGACACCCCATGCGAAGGCGCCAATCTGGGATTTTCTGACGGCATTGAAGTCGGCAAGGTTTGGGGATCGGATGCGATTGAACTGCGCTGGCTTTGTCCCGGATGCGGATGCAGCGTAACGGAAAGAACAACAGCGCTCAGCTCGATGGCTGATGCAGCCGAAATCAAGGCAGACGGGCTTTGCTACAGGTGTCGAGCATGACACTGTTGACTCCGCGCATGTAGCGGAGTATAGTTCACCCACGGCAGCACAACGGGGAAGGAAGATGAGCAAGATTTGGGACGTACACGGCGATCTGGACGGCAAAACGTATTCGTGCTTGTTCCACCTGAGCGGGCCGGGCTACATCTACGGGACAGAAGCGCAGGCCCAAGCGGCACTCGCCACGCTGCAGCCGGGCAAGTGGTCAAATCTGCGCCTTGTCGAAGTGGTGCCGCCGCAGCCAGCCAAAGAGCCGGAATTTTTCGGCGAGAAAGCGGACGAGTGGGAACAGGTGCGCTCATGAGCCGCCCCCGCTACCCCTCAGACGCCAAGCCCCGGAAGCGCCCGGGGCTGGCTCCGGTGTATGTTGCGCTGCAACCCGAGGAAAAGGCCGCGGTGCAGGCTGTGGCGGATCGGGCTGGCGTGAGTTTGTCGGCTTGGTGCGCGCTGGCGATCGTGGCTGCGTTGGGGCGGGATGGTCAGGCGACAAACGGTAGTTGCACGCCTAACATCGTTAGGCTATGATCTACCCATGCCGCACTGATGCGGCGAGCGAGCCCCGGCTTAGGGGCAAAGGAATAGACCATGTTCACCCTGACCGTTCCGCAAACCACCACCCGCCAGCAGATCGCCAAAATTCGCGCGCAGT